GCTACTTTTTTAATTTGAGCATTACTCGTTTGTCCTTTTGGCCCTGCTCCTTTGTTTTGTTTTACAACAAAAGGAGAAAAAGTTACTGCAGCATCTGAGGCTACAATAGAATTTGGAAAAGGATTTTTTTGAGGAACCTCAGTCATTTTTGCATTTTTAAATTTCATTATCTTGCCTTTCCGTAACCACGTTTAGCTAATTTACCTGATTTCTTTTTTCTAACAGATTTTTTCTTTCTCAATGCTCCACCTTTCTTTAGACCTTTTGCTTTTAATTTAGCAGTAGCCTCAGCGAGACCACCCATTTTAAAAACTCCTCTGCCTTTTAAAATATCAGCTTGAGTAACTTTACCATCACCTGTTAAATCTGGAAATTTTTTAGCCATGCCTAATGTATAGTCGGTTTTACAAGATTTATCAAGTCTCTTAGATTGACATTCATCATGTGATTTACATCTTTTTCTGTTAAATTTTCATAATACAAAGTTTTTGCTACTGCCATCATAGCTCCAGCCATTAATAATTGATCTGTTTCCGATTTTGTTGACTGATCAACAATTGACATCAAGCCAGTAAAGTATTCTTGTATTCTTGCTTCTGCAGTTTCCATAATTCATAGTTAAGATCTTTCACCTAACTTTGCAAGTGATATTCCTTCTCTAATTGTTGCATGTTTATCTGCGTTATCTATCTTTTCTTGGTTCTGTTGTGCTGCAATTGCAGCTTTTTGTTCTTCAAGAGCTTGTTTCTCTCCATCTTTTTGTGCACGAAGCTCTAATTCTTCCGCACGTAGACCTAATTCTTCTTTTTTAAGCGTAACTAGTGGGTCTTTTGTCATTCCCTCTAAGTATTCTTGCTCTTCAGCAACCATTTCCTCTGTTAATTCACGAACTCTTTGTGCAATTTCTCTTTCATTTTGCGTTTGGAACTGTTGAAGTAGTTGTGGAGGTAGTTGACCACCAAATTGTGCAGCTTGTTGCTGGAATATTGGTGCATTTTTAGCTTCAATCTCTTGTCTAGCAACAAAACTTATGTGTTGAGAGATGTGTGACTGCAATAATGCCATAATATTTGGTGTATTTTTTACTAAATATGACGACATGAAGGCACGATGAGCCTCAATGTGAGCAATATGGTCTTGTTGAGGAAAAGCTTGTAGTGGTGTTTGCATTAAAACTTGTGAATTTTCCATTGCCGGGTCCATTGGTTGTGGTTGTGGTGGCGGGGGAAGTATCTGATCAATCTGTTGTACGCCCATTGACTCGTACATACGTCTGTATGCTTCGTATAAATTATGAATTTGTGGATTAGATTGTGCAAGTTGTAATTGTGTTTGTGCCAACGTGATACGTTGAGACATAGAAAAGATCGTTGGATCGGAAACTGGTAAAATATCTACACGGTTGTCGAAGTCACTTTGTTTAATTTGTCTATTTCCACCGGCAACCATGTATGGATATTCTGGAGGTAAAAATTCTGCGATGATTCTTGCTAGTATTCTAAATTCTTTTTTCTGTGCGTAGTGTAATCTTTTGTGAATAGCACTCATGACTTTTGAGCCTTGCTCTAATAAAGCCATAGTTGTGCCAACTGGATTTGCTTGTGAGCCTTCTCCTAGTTTTGCGTCAGCTACTGCAGCAAATCTTCTTCCTGCATCAACAACAAATCCTAGTAATGCAAATAAAGTTTGATCTGGTCCTTTGTATGGAAGTGGTAGTAATCCATTTCGTAAATCTCCTGATGGTGCATCAACATCTCTAAACTCTCCTGGCTGAATAGGATTATCATCATCCCGTATTCTTAATCCTCTAGCTTTAAAACCTGCTGGTAAGTTTGATAAAGTTCCCGCATCAATTAATTGTCTAAGAGCTGCAGTTGCAGTTCTAGATAAACCACCAAGCATATGTATTAAACCAAATCCGTAAAATCCTAAACCCGGTAAAAATTTGTAGTGAATAAAATATTCTGTTTTTCTTTTTGTTGGATCGTCTTGTCTATAGTTACGATAGATAGATAAAACTTTTCCTGAACCTTCTTCGATTGTAACTATGTATGGAATTTTTATTCCTGTAGGTTCACCTTGATCCATGTCTTCAAAACCCGGAATATCTAAATCACAGTGTATCTCCAACAGAGTATAGATGTCTGTGTTAGCAGGTTTAGTTTCACCTTGTATGTCATTATATTTTTCTTGTGTTTTTGATTCTTCCTCGTACGGATCATTTAGTTCAACGTCTCTGTAGAATCCTGCGAACTGAGCCTTCCTTAAATCATTGCTTGTCATTTTTACAATGTGTGTAACTCTTTCACAGGTATCTAAATCTGTTGAAAGATACGGAACAACTAAATCTTCTGCTGGTACAAACTTTGCAACTGGTCTTGCTAAGTCTGCATCATAATAAACTTTTTTAAAACTTGACCCTGCTAGTGGCAAATAAAATAATAACTGATCCATGTCAGGATCGTAGTCTTCCATCTCATCTGTGATCAGATAGTTCATGTAATCTTTTACACGCTGTGCTTGTTGTTCTACTTCTGTAGTTACATCTCCAATAATATTACATTTTACTGGACCACCTGCTGGTAATAATTCTTTGTAAGCTTGTGATTGAAATTGTGTGACACTCTCTGCTAGTAATGGATGTGTAACACCACTTGCACCTTGAAACGGTTGTGAGCGTTCGTTGTATTTAAAACCAAGTAGGTCTAGACCTTTGGTGTATGAGTCTATCCAATCCGATCGTGACTCTTTATCATCTTCGTACTGTTGTCTTAACTCACTTGATAGACTGTTTAACTCATTATCAGGTAAAACTTCTGCTAGATTTGTTGAAAAGTCAACAGCAATCTGTTCTTCTTCCATTGCCCCAACAATAGCTCCACCATCTTCTGTAGGTGTGATTTCTGCACCAATATCCTCGACTAATTGAACATCTGTAGGTGATTCATCAGTTAAAGGAACTGTATTCTCTGGGTTAATTGGTCTATCTACTGCCATTATGTTATTAAAGTTTTCTTTTGTTTTTTCTTTTGTATAGCACTGAAACCTTTGGCTTGCACGAATTTATAATACTTTGCTTTGGGATTTGCAAAAGAAGCTTCTTTTTTGTCCTCTTTTGTTTTCTTTTTCTTGGTGCCTTCGACCGTGAATCCCTTGACAATACTCATCAGTAATAACTTCTTTCCATAGGTAACTGTTCTAACATCGGTGGATCCTCATAATCCTCTGGATGCACAGCTAATCCGACTTGACGATAACGCATCAAAGCTTGTGTTGTGCTATCAACCAAATCATCATGATCACCATAAGGGAAAGCTGCACATTCTTCAATCAATTCTTGCGCCCACTTCTCATCTGGTGCCCAGACTTGCCCCGCCTCAAAGAGAGGAGAAACTGAATTAACTCTGACGTGTTTATCATTACCTTTGCTCGGTGTAAAGTTTACGACAGGTATTCCGACTCTTCGTAGCTCTTGCGTGAGCGGTGTACCACTGGCCTTTTGTTCTATAATCACGGTCTCTGGCTCCCAATAATTATATTCTTGCATCGAGATTCTTTTGAGCTCTGGAAAATCCCAACGTCCTTTTTTGACATCAAGCAAAATTATATTAGGCGTAGTCTCGTTATGCAAGAACACACCCCACGTTGTAATCGCTGAAAAGTCTGCTGTTTCTTTTTTACTGTAGGCCGTATCGTAGCTTTGAATCACATGTTGCAAACTAGGGAGGGAGGGCCTATCCCAAATGTTCCACCACTCTCTTTTGATAATTGAACCTTCCTCTGAGGTAGGATTCTGTTGCCACTGTGCATTCCATTTAGCCACAGACAGTGAGGCTTTGACCGATTCTAATTCGTGTAGTTTCCAATACTGTGGCCACACAGGTTTATCTTCTAAGATTGCAGGAAACTCAATCACGTCCCATTGATCTGCTTTGACATCTGTTTGTGCTTTCATCAATTGACCTGTCAAATCTTTTGTTGACCATCTGGTCATGACGATAACAATCTTGCCTCCCGGCTGAAGACGCTGCCTAGGTCCAGACGTATACCACTCGTAAGCTGACTCCATTGCCGTCTCAGACAATGCATCTTGCTCGGAATGTGGATCATCAATAATTAATAAATCTGCACCACGTCCTGTAATTGCACCACCGACACCTGCTGCAAAATATTCTCCGCCTTTGTTTGTTTCCCATCTGCCCGCAGCTTTAGAATCTTGAGACAACTCGATATTATCAAAGACATCTTGAAAAGTATTTTCTTCCATGAGGTTACGAACCTTTCTACCAAAGCGGTAGGATAGTTCTGCTGTGTGTGTTGTTTGAATGATCTTGAGCCGTGGATCACGGCCCATCATCCATGCTGGAAATAAAAATGATGCAAATTCTGATTTGGTATGTCTGGGTGGCATATTTACGATTAGTCGATTTATCCTCCCCTCCGCCAAGTCTTGAAACTTTTCTGCAATTTTTATGTGATGGGGCCCCTCTACAAACTCTGGCCACACTTGTTTTACAAATTTTATAAAATTATTCTGGGCTAATGTTTTTAATTGAAATGTTTTTTTACGTAATAATAATTTTTTCTTGAGAGTATCTAACTCTTCAGGAGTCATATTATCGTAATTAACAATACGCTTGAACTGTTCTATTTCGGACATCAGATGTTTATACCATATAGTCTGTATGTGCAAAAGTTTATATATACAATAACCTATATTGTGCTACGCTCTTTTTAGGGGTTGTCCCTCCTGTGATTTTATGATTTGGCAAGAAGCACAAAATGAGCCTCACGAATGGAACTAGAACCAGGACTAATAAAAAAGTTATCCACAGGTATCTAAAATAAATAAAAATAAATTGAAACAATTTAGAATTTTAGCCGTTTACCTATATAAGATATTATAGTAATTTTACTATAATTTTCTTGACATGTATTATATGGGATAATATATGTTAATTATCTTTTAACAACGGAGAAACTATGTTTAAAAAAGATATATTAAAAAAAGCAATTAACAATAAGTTGTTTTCTGTTGAGTTTGTTAAAGCAGACAAAACAAAAAGAACTATGCTTTGTAAGTTGCCCACCAATGAAAAGTTTTTTAGTGGTGGAGAATTAAAAGGCGATAGAAGTCACTTATTAGAAGTGCTTGACGTCACAGTATTAAGAAAGAATCCAGATGAGCCAAAAAAAGCTTGGCGTTCTGTTAATCTTAATACTTTAACAAGTCTAAAAATTGGGGGTGTAGAATGGGTATAAATTCTGATGTAGTTTTCAAATATGAAAACAATATTGAAATTATGTGGAATGGTTCGGCAACTTTCAATGTATTCGTAGATGGTAAAAATGTAAATTGTTTTACTGAATATGATATTGAAACTATCGAACAAGCTCAACGCTCGGCTGATGAATGGTTAGCGATGGAGCTTGAAGAAGAAAAGTTGAGGTATGCAGATGCCTATTAACAATAAAGATATGTTGGGCGATTTAAATCGCCCAACAAAATGGCTCGAGAAAATTTTTCTTAGTGAAGAAGAAATGTTTACTGGCTTGGCATATGCTGTTGAAGATGTTCATGTTTATCAACATGATTATAAAACAATCAATGGACCACATGGGGTGGAATACATGTTAATGATCGAGGTTCATAACGATACTGAAAATCCTCCTGGATTTACAGCAGATGCTTTTGAAGCAAGTTATGATGACTATTCAGTGGGGTACGAAGATGCTTAAAAGAATGTTAGCTGTCTTGATGTCGACCGGATCTATTTGGTTTACATTTTGCTTAGCTGTTTTTATACTCGGGTTAATTTTCCCGCACTATTTATGATAAACTTTATAGCTGCAGCTTTGAGCTGCAGCTTTATTAATGAAAGGATAATGATGGAACAAATGCTATTGGATAAAGTTCAGATCCTAGAAGACCAGCTTGGTAGGACCGAAGACGCATGGTTAAAAAGAATATGGATAGATAAAATAAATGATCTGATGCGCAAGGTCTCAAGAATTAGAAAATAAAATAAGGGGGCAATGCCCCCTTGATTATGCTCTTAATTTTTCTAGAAGTTTAGCGACTGCCTTGTCACTGAAACCCCCAACATGCCATTCATAAATATCATTTAGTTCTAGACCCTCGGCTTCCCCTAAATAATTTTTACCATTCTTCCAATTATAAAGAGTGGCTACTGTGCCATCAGCAAATTCAAAAGCCCATTCAACATCTGTTTTATAGTTATCACCATTTGGGTCGTGAGGTTCGCCAAATGTTTTTACAAGTTGGTCATAACTTGCTTTTATATATCCTTGGAGAAAAGTTCCCCCAACATTTGTAGTCTTTTCCATAATCAAACCCTTTCTTTTAATTATGTATTGACTATGGGATATTTTGTATATAATGTCAAATCATAATTTAACAAAGGAGTGAATTATGCCTAACTGGACTGCAAATAATGTTTTGTTTGTTGGTAAAGAAAAACAACTTAAAACATTAAAAGATATGTTGAAGTCAAAAGATAATGATTTTGATTTCAATAACATTATTCCAATGCCAAAGAATATTTTTCGTGGCAACCTCGGTAAAGAGGAAGAAGAAAAGTATGGAGATAATAATTGGTATCGTTGGAGTATTGATAATTGGGGGACGAAGTGGAACTCTGTCGGCACTCGTGTCGAATTAAAAGATGGATCTTTGTATTACACTTTCGATACTGCTTGGGATTGTCCTCGTGAAATCGTGAATGCATTAATGAGAATGAGAAAAACAATTCTCAAAGATATTAAAATATCTTGGGAGTGCATTCACGAAGATGGATACGAAGAAGAAACAATAATAGACATAGAGGAGGACTATGAAATCAAAGAAACCACTTGATCAAATGACAGATAAAGAAAATTTAGCCGAGTGGACTAGGAGGGCGAGAGCCTTCCTAGTTGGCAAAAGAATAGTTGACGTGAGATATCATTCAGAAAAAGAAAACGATGATATATTTTACGAAGACTACGGTCGCAATGTTCGGATCGTCTTTGATGATGGACACTGGATTACACCGAGTCGCGATGATGAGGGTAATGGTCATGGTGTACTTTTCACAACTGACGATGAGCATGGTGCAGAAGTGATACCTACAATTGGGTATCACAATTAACACTCCTTGACCCGGGGCTTTTTAGCCCCTGGTTTATTCAAGCTGCAATGTAAAACTGGTTTGAAACGTCTTTGCAGCTTGATTAAGCCGCAAGGCACAAGGCCAGCTAGCATGTCCGACTGAACAAGCCGAATTGTTAGCTGGCAAGGCGCAAGATTTTAATTGACATTGTATGAGATTTATCTTATATAATAATTGAGTCAGGAGTGGAGGAGAACCTTGAAAATATAGGCTTCCAAAAGTAGCAATACCTGAAGCCCTGACTCATTAAGGAGTAAATATATGTTAGATACATTAACTAATAAATACTTGCCGGACTTTACAAAAGAAAAGGTGAGTAAAGAAGAAGCTGCAGAGCTGCTATACCAGGCGCTCTGTAAACATGCGAAAGACGTGGGCCATGATCCAGCTTGGGAAATTTTCAAGCAACCGCATGAAGATAGCCCAAAGGGGATTATAGTTTCATACGAAGCTGGCCCTTACGATTGGGGCGTGGGCTACTCTTTGAGCTCCCATCCTGAATCATACGACATGATGAATAACCCGCAAGATTGGTACCTAGAATGTTACTATGGGTTCGATGTTATTTTCTGTGACAAATAGATATCCTGGCCGCCAATTGGCGGCCTGATTTACTCAAGCTGCTGGTGGCGAAGCTTCCAGGACCAGCAGCTTGATTAAGTTACATGGTCCAAAAACCAGGGTTCAAGGTCACAAGGCTCATGGATTAGGGCGCAGGGTTCAAGGCTCAAGCCTAACTTTGCAAGTCTCAAGGCACAAGATCCAGAATAAATCGAGATGCCTCCTCGTCCGAGGGGGGTGGCCATCCTTCTCT